CAGGTGTTTGTGCTCTTTCTGTATATGTAATTGGATATGTTCCTGCAGCAAAGTTCTTAGACTTTCTAATACTTCCTTTGTTCACTTTATCTTCTATATTACCACCACGATATCCAATCCTTGCGATGCCAATACTATCAAAACAGTTTGGATCTTGACTTGCAACAGGATCCATACTGATATTACCGATGCGAAGATTTGCATTACAATCATCGTTATCCCTGTCCATCAAGCAAACAACTCTACCGTTATCAACCAAACGATAGTTTAGATTATCTGAGTTGTATGTAACGTTGATAGTTTGTCCTGCAGAAATAGATATATTTTTTGATTGACTTCCACCACTACCACTTTGAGTAAAAGTTTGACCACCAACTTCGATTGTATTTACTGCCTGACCATATGTGTTTGGATTATCATCCCAGTCAAAGTTAAGTGTGAGAGTACCAGATCCTTGTCCAGTAATTTCAATGTTACCTAGTTGGTTGAAGAATGCTGCAAGTGAAATAGTTGGATCATTTCTCAACTCACCACCAGTGCTTGTGAGAGTTTGTTTGAACTGTACATTTACATTAGAAGTTCTATAAGCATTTGGAATACGAGTTTCACAGTATCTAAACTTGGAGTTACGTTGATCCCAAGTGCTTCTACTTTGATCACTATCTTGATACGATTCTAATCCATCAAAAGAAGTTGTATCTCCATTTGGCCAGACTACTTTAAGTCCTTCACCTGGATCGTTAACTCTCTCCCCACCGTTCTTATCATTACCCATGATCGCATACACAAATAATACATTTGCATCTGACAGATCTAAATTGACTGTAGCAGTTCTCGTAGATTGTAGAGAGTTGAATGGAGAAGTACCCGCAGATCCAAAAGCAATATATTGATTACCAATACCATCATGTTCAACAGGTTTTTTAAACCCTCCACGCTCACCTGCTCCAGATCCCCAACTCATCAGAGAGGTGCCAGAGAGCGTAGGAGAGAGGTCTGCAACGTTTCTACAGTAGTGTTGTAAGAATGTAAGACCATTGACCTCAATCTTTCCTAAAGCAGTCTGTGCAGTCTTCAGACTGTCATCCCAATCTAGTTGCAGTGCAACTCTACCATTACCTGCAGTTCCTGTGACAATAAGATTGGAACCTGTAGAGTCAAACTGCACAGTCAAATCATTCTCAACAATAGTTTCCTGTGTTTCACTGGTGACAGGATATGTTAGTGGAGTAGATCTTTGTTTTCTATACTTTGTGATCGTTAGACCATTCGGTTTATAATACTTGATCGGTTTGATATTAATTTCTGGATCCCAAGAGATACAAGAGTCAGGACCAATGATAGGTGTAAAGAAAGAAGGATCAAAATCAAAGTTGGGTGTTGGAAAGAATCCTGCACAACCTTCTTTAGGAGGGTTTAGTCCTTCACAATCCCAATTAACAGGTAAATCATATTCATACTCACAGTCATAGAAAGTTCCATCTTCTCTTACCTTACATTTTTGTCTTTTGAATCTTGGTAACCCTGGAAAAAATCTTGGCATGTACTCACCGTCAGGAGTTCCAGGGATATCAGTTCTAGGATCTTCGATTACAGAGATGCCATCATCCTCCTCCCTGTCCCTAAGTTCGGACGGTAGATATGGACCTGTCACTACCTCTGGGAGGATTACGTCACAGATAGGTCCAAAACTTCCTTCTGGATAATAATATGCAGACACAAAAAAATAGAGGGTGTTACCCCTCTATTTAGATATCCCGAACAGGATTATTTATTAACCGATGCTAGGTGCAGTAAGTGCAACAGGCACAGACTCAGCAGCAGCAAGGTCAAGAGGGAAGTTGTGAGCGTTACGCTCGTGCATAACTTCCATTCCAAGTCCTGCTCTGTTAAGGATGTCTGCCCAAGTAGGAATCACTTTACCACCTGCGTCAACGACGGATTGGTTGAAGTTGAAACCGTTAAGGTTGAATGCCATAGTTGACACACCCATTGCAGTGAACCAGATGCAGACCACAGGGAATGCAGCAAGGAAGAAGTGAAGTGAACGAGAGTTGTTGAAAGATGCATACTGGAAGATCAAGCGACCGAAGTATCCATGAGCAGCAACAATGTTGTAAGTCTCTTCTTCTTGTCCGAACTTGTAACCGTAGTTCTGTGACTCTTGCTCAGTAGTTTCTCTGATAAGAGAAGAAGTAACAAGAGAACCGTGCATAGCACTAAAGAGTGAACCACCGAATACACCTGCTACTCCAAGCATATGGAATGGGTGCATAAGGATGTTGTGCTCTGCTTGGAACACGAACATGTAGTTAAAAGTACCAGAAATACCAAGAGGCATTGCGTCAGAGAAAGAACCTTGACCGAAAGGATAGACCAAGAACACAGCGAATGCTGCAGACACTGGAGCAGAGTATGCTACACAGATCCAAGGACGCATACCAAGGCGGTAAGAAAGTTCCCACTGACGACCACAGTATGCTGTGATTCCGATAAGGAAGTGGAAGACTACAAGTTGGAAAGGTCCACCATTATACAACCACTCATCTAGAGTTGCTGCTTCCCAGATAGGATAGAAGTGAAGACCGATTGCGTTTGAACTAGGAACAACAGCACCAGAAATGATGTTGTTACCATACATGAGCGAACCTGCAACAGGTTCTCTGATACCATCGATATCAACTGGAGGTGCTGCAATGAATGCAATGATGAAGCAAGTTGCTGCTGCGAGCAAGCAAGGAATCATCAAGACACCGAACCAACCAACATAGATGCGATTGTCAACTGAGGTGACCCAGTTACACAGTTCGTCCCATCCTGAGAGGAGACCACCGCGTTGTTTTGAACGTGAAAGAGTTGTCATTTGAATAAGGGTTATGTATTAGTGCAGGGAACACTGAAGGTATTATTCCTTCTCCACCCTCAGGAGAAGGTATGAGAGACGTGATTTAACCACCCTATAGGTCTCGGTTTGAGGGGTGCACATAGAAAAGGTGAGGATTCCCTCACCCAGTTGATTTATTTATTATAGCAGAGATGCTAAGTTTTGTAAAGCACTCAAGAATGAGTATTAATACTTAAGTGAGTGTCATTACAGACTGGGGTAGGAACCCTGTAATCGTAGACAGCATCAGAGATGCGAAGAAGATGTACGGTACTACCTTTAAGGGGACTGGTTTCATCATACCCACCCCATGTTTCCTGCAGCAACCCCCACTGCTACGAAGAATGCGAACTCTAGGATGCCATGCATTGATGGGGGGATAGAGTTGATTGTTGATTTAAAGTTGGTCATTTTACCTTGTGCTCCTCAGGTGTAATTAAGTTGGATTTTGTGCGTAGGCAGGGACCATAATCCCTCCTTCTGGATCGTCATCATCGTCGTCATCCTTTAGTGCCCTTAGAAAGAGTTCTAACCCTACTAGGACACCGAAAGGATACAGACACCACAATATTGCTTGCCCATACGTTATCTCATTGACAGTATATAAACTGTCCATTAGAACATGCCAAAGAACATATGTCCTGTTAATGCATCAGAGATACCTGCTGCCATTAGACCAACCATTGCTGCTCTACCGTTCCAAGTCTCTGCCCAGATCTTCTGGGGTTCTACTCTGCTGTTCTTCTCGAACAGATCATCGACAGATTTTTCTTTGAAAGATTTTTTCATTAGAAAATGCCAGGAATGATCTGACCAGTAGTTGCATAAGCACCAACTGCTGCTACGAAACCGAGCATTGCTGCCCAACCGTTAAACTTTTCTGCTTCTGGAGTCATTGTTTTTGTTAAGTGAGGTTTACATTTGATGTGACAGTTGTGTCACAGTTCTTCAGAATCCTGCGAGACCGAAGAAAAAGAAGTTTCCTGTACAGACATATGAGATAACACCACTGACCAATCCTAGCATAGCAAGGCGACCATTGAGTTTTTCGGCATTCTTGCCGTATGATTCATAGTTGTCAACATAGGACATTCTTGGTTCTGATGCGAACATGTTTTGTCTGCCACCAGATTCAGTTGTTACTGTCATTAGTTCTTTGTTAAGAAACGTTACATTATTATATAGCAAAGATTAAGTTTTGTCAACATCTATTACAACGTTCCCCGATACCGATATCCTGACATCCTCAGTCTGCTTAGGGTACACTGTATGGATGAGGTTGGCAGGGAAAATCAAGGCGTGGCCTACAGAATCCTCATTTATGTACACTGGATTTCCTGTTTCGTTCCAAATAAAATAGAAAGGAGCGTCATCATCAGTAGTTCTTATATAACAGCTAAAAGAATATAATGAGTACTGGTGCATATGGGGTTGATGCTGATCTCCCTTGTGCATCTCGTTCGCCCACATCTTGACGATACGCATCTTGTCCTTGGTGTTTCCATAGATGCCACCAACATCTTTATGTAAGTAAAACGCTTCATCGATAGTATCAATCAACCATTTCTCAAAGAGAGGAGGCACTTCCATAGCATACTCTCTCTTGATTGATACAGGTGCCTCGTCTCCCAACGGGACTTTTGCCTCTATTGCTTTCATGGCATACTCTTCCAACTCCTCAAAGGGTTGAACGTATGCAACCATAAGTTTGTTAGGTACTAACCATTCCATAATATTAAAAAAAGAAGGGGTGTCGCCACCCCCTAGTAGTCTGGACGTCAGTGTATCACCTATATGTGATTCCTGTCGCGCATAATGCCATCGAGTTTTTAGGATCTATTGGCGGAAGATCAAGAGAAGGTGACGACATCCTTCGTATCAGACGTAAAAGAGATTGTATCTGCTGCTACGTTTGATCCAGACGGAATATTTATGTTACTATCGGGATCGTACCCGAAGTTAACATTGAAGACATTATTCTCTGTAGATGGAGGTTCAAGTTGTTTAGCAATCGCTTTAACACCTTGGTAATGTCTCCAGAGTTCACACTGCAGAGCAGCATCAACATTGTCATCGAGTGCTGCCTTGACAGCATCTTTCAACGCTTTGGTTGCTAGATCATACATGTTCATTTTTCTCTCAGTTGTGAGGATCGTAATAACGAATAAGGAATGCAGTTGCTGCGATGAGCACTACTATAACAATAAGGGTAATCATGTGTACTTGCGGTATGCCTGTACCTCAGGATCAGGATCTAACCATTTTGTGTATTCAAAATCTTCAATCGCATAATCCAGTTGTACAGAGTTGTCTAGGAGATACATATCCCTGTACCTTTGGGTCCACTCGTGAAACTTTTGAATACGATAGTCGGGAAACCCATTGTCGAGTGTCCCAACTTCAACATAGCGATAAGGATATCGCTCCAAAATGGTGTTAGTCTTGGTCATAATAATAAAGGTCTGATTCAAGTTTGGCAAGTAGGATGTCATAATCCTCGTCTACATCACCGTAGAAATCGACTCCTCTGTCCTCATAGTGTTTAACTAATTGATTATGAATGATAGGATAATCAGAGTCGAGCATAATCTGTCTGTCAACTGCATCCTCAAGGATGGAGAGACAAGACGAGAATCGTTGTGCTGTAGTCATATGAAGTTACCTTTCTAATGGACCGTTATGCCCGTGAGGGCAACGGGTCAGGCAGGATTTGAACCTGCGACCGACTGCTTAGAAGGCAGTTGCACTATCCGCTGTGCTACTGACCCAAAAGAATTTTGGAGGCAGTTTTGATATTCAGATTCAACTTTTTTGCATCCTCCTCATACCCTTGAGTAACGAGAGTGTGCAGTTTATCGATCTGGACGTCGAGATAATCCTCTTCGACATCAGCGTCTAGGAAATCAATCCAACTCATTTAAGTTGTGTCTGAACTACCCCAGTAGTATAACCGATGTCCTAGCGTCTGTCAAGTATTAAAATAGTCTTTACGCATGTACCGACCGAGAATGTTAGAGTTGTAGTATGCAGGGGAACCATCTTCCATTGCCTCCGTAAGTACGTTGTTGAGAAATAATTGTTTGGTCTCATTAAAGTTAACAAGACCTTTAGTGTTATGTATACTGATAATGGTGCGTTTGAATGACATAGCACCAAACTTTTTTTTATCTTCTATGAGTTCCTTAGAACTTCCATAGTATTTTTTCCAATCTGATTCAGACTTTACCTTGCGTTTCTTTCCCTTGGGTGTGCGATGTTGCCAGAAATATTTTCTACCAATGTATCGCTTTCCGCTGAGTGTGTTAGTGATACTATATACAAAACCGTAATAGTCATTAATGTCATCAGAGGTAAAAGGACGACCGTCATAAACCCAAGGGTTTTCATAATCAATCGCAGATTCCGTCTTCGTCGTTGATGTCACGATATGTAGTGTGCCTATCAGTGTCATCACTACTTATACGATATGCAGCAGCGTCAGAATATACTTCTGATTTCAACTCTGCGACTGCGACCTCAAGGTCGTGTATCAATGTTTTTAAGTTTTTCTTTTGCATTAATCAGCATACTCCTGTGCTAGTTCTAGACATTTGTTGAGCATGTGATGTGCTCCATCCATCCAATCCTCCGATGCTCCATCATAACGTCCGTTGTACAGATCTTTTTTGTGTTTGTAAATTCGTGCTAATAAGTCTCTTTTGGTCATGATTCCTCTCCCTGATCGTGGCAGTTTTCTAAAATCATTATCGGTCTGAGAACATCCATCACTCACGCTTTGTTCCCCAACTCTTCCTGTAGGTTCTTCCAGTCCCTATCAAAGATCTCCAGACCTCTGTCTGTTAAGACATGGGAGTACATCCCTGCGAATACTTTACTTGGGATAGTACAGATATCAGCACCCACTTTAAATGCTTGGGCAACCTGATACACATCTCTAATAGATGCTGCTAGAACTTGAGTATTTGAACTATGAGTTGCGAATACATCTGCGATCTCTTCAATGACTCCAATGCCATCAAACGACTGGTCAAATACTCTACCTACGAAAGGAGACACATATGTTGCTCCTGCTTTACTTGCTAAGATTGCTTGGCAAGTATCAAATACTAATGTAACATTCACCGATACTTCATCATCAGTCAAATCTTTACATGCTTTCAAACCCTGAGGTGTACATGGAACCTTGATAGTAATGTTTGGTCCAATGTCAATCAAGGGTTCTGCTTGATCTAACATTTCTTGTGCTGTGTCACCAACTACTTCAGCAGAGATTGATGCATGGAATGGAAAGATATCTGAGATCTTTTTGTACACTTCCATGGGATCTTCACCTGCCTTCAGCATTAATGATGGGTTCGTTGTGACACCATCAATCAATCCTGTTTCGTAATAGGTTTTGATTAACTCAGCATCAGAACAGTCCAGAAAAAGTTTCATGACTCTCCTATACATTTTCAGTATTTAGTGTACAACAAAAGACCCCAGGTGTCAATACC